TTTAAACTTGTGTACCATCTCATCAGAGATGCTTTGTATAGAATAAAATATACATAACAAAGACCAAAAGGTAATACAGAAATAACAATTCCTTGTAGACCTTTCGCTGCTGAATGTCGGTTTAAGTTTCATAATTTTAAAATGAGTAATTAAATCTAACGCCTACTTCATGGTTATTTAAAACAACTGCAAACGCAATACCATTTATCATCCATAAATCTCTTTCTCTTCGATAGTCTGGTTGTTTATCTAAGAGGTAAAAAATAACTGAACTGGCTGCAACTTTACTTATAACAATATTATGTACTTTAGGTTTTTTACCAAAAAAACTATTTCCTTCGAAAAAATTACAAGTTGTTTGTTTTTGACATTGAATCATGTCATAAGTTTGTAATGTGTCTAAAGCTTGTAAAGTTAAATATGAGTACCAAAGATTTTTATCTTTAACATCCCAGTCTTTAAAGTCTGCAAGTGTTGGTATGGCTAGTAATAAACATAATAATAAACTAATCTTTCCTTTGGTCATCTCTGTCTGCCTTTGCTAATTTGTCTATATCTATTAAGTTAGGAACACCTAATAAAGTTTTAAGTAATACATCTTGTCTAATACTTTGATTATCTAAAGCTCTGACTCTATCAATCAAAGCTACAATAATACCATACTGACTATCTAGTTTTGTGGATACTCGTTCTTCCATAGTGTCTAAACTTGTTTGAACTTTATCATCTAAAGTTTCAAGCTTAGTTTCCATACCGTCAATGATTCTATTGATAAGCTTCCAAATGAACAAACCTAACCCTAAAGCTGCTGCAATGGGAAAGCCTACTTCATTTATAAGGCTTACGAAATCATTCATTTGTCTGGGCTGTTAGAAGCTCCGAAGTAAAATGATATGACTGCACTTGCTAGACCACCAAGATAACCAAGCACTAAGTTAATAAGTGCTTCAGAGTTTTGCTCGGGTGGTTGTAATGTAACTAAGAATATGTATCCCATAAATCCACCAACCACAGCTATACCCATAATACGTGCAGTCCAGTCTTTACTAAACTTATTACGAGCATCTTGTCCATCAGCTACTTCTAGTTTAAACACATCCACATCAAGCTCTTTCATCTGAACTGCAAAAGCATTCTCAGCTTTTTTAAGTTCTAACATCTGTTCCGGTGTAGCTTCAGCCACAGCTTTTTCTATGGACTTAGGATTATTAGGACAGCCTAGTACATCTGCTATCATATTTGCAGCCATACCACCCATTGGTCCACCCAATGCAGTGCCTAGTGTTGGTGCTACTGCACCTACTATATTTTTTAATAATCCTTTCATCTTAGTCTCCTAGTGTTAGTGTTGATTCTAATAAATCATTTACAGATTCTATTAAGTATTCGGGTATATCAGCACCTAGTATATTATCTTCACTGTATGCAATCATATAAGACTCAAGTAAGTCTTCATATAAAGGTCTGAAATCTTCTCTTGTTACCCAAGCTTCATTACATTGTGTACGAGCTTTACAGTCTATACGATATGCAACGTCTAACTGCTTTTCAGTATAAAGAAGCATTATATTTGATCGAGAACAATCTGTTGCAGTTCAATACTACGTCTACCTACTTGGGTAAACCAACGACTGTCTTGCATTTGAACAGACATTTCTTTCCAGTTGTGTTCTCTACAAGCTTTCAACATGTTACGAAACTTTGAAAGTCTTGTACCACCTAAGTTAAAACACATGTTGACTAACACATGTTGTATCTTTTCAGGTAGTTTATAAAAAGCTTCTTTGTCTCCAAACACATGTATGGCTTCTGCATAATGTTTATCAAAGTCTATCGTGTAGTATCTATCTACAACTGCTTGTGGTACAGGTGTACCGACTTCCCAATCATATTCAGGGTCATTAGGTTGACATAGATGACCAACTCCTAGAGTCTTATATCCTAAACTATCCATATAAATTTCTAGGACTTCGCCCTCGTGTCGTTTTATTTCTGCTTTGCATTGTTCTATATTCATACTACTTTTCCTTCCTACTTAATAGGGAACTCTTTTAATAAAATTTCTGATCCAACTGGACCATCTAAAACTCCATATCTATATGTTGGTTGACTTACAATATCATAACCCTGTTTAACCAAAACATCTCTAATACTTTCAGGCATCTTACCTACACCTTTTGTATTTTTATCAAACAACATTTTTTGAAATCTTTCTAACTCACTAGCTTCTTTGTTAAATTTTCTTTGTACTCTATTAGACTCTGCAGTTTTTGCTAGTTCTTTTTTATTAGCTATGGCTTTATCAAATACTTTGTTTAAAGACTTAGGAGGTTTTGTAAAGTTTAAAACTTTTCCTTTTTTTGAAACAATATTTTTAACAGATGAAACACTTGCTGTATCTAAATCATAACCCTGTTTTCCGGGAGCTTTAGTATACTGAGCATGTCCACCTTTATCTCTTGAAGCAAAAACACCAGCTTGTAAGTTTGGATTTTTATAACCAGTTTCTTTATAATATCTATCAAATGAGTTAGTAACCTTTTTTAAATTAGAAGCACCACCATGTGTAACTTGTTTAGGATACTTTGCTTTTGTAACAGCTTGAGATAGTCCTTCTTCTACTACTTCAGATGCTACTTTAGCAGCTCTTACACCGACTAAACCTAATACATCAGGGGCTATAAAAACATTTCTAAGTCCTTCATCTTCAGGACCTTCAGGATATTCTGTTGTTCCGGGCATGTAAAAATCTTCTTGTTTTGTTTTTACACTTGATCTACCAAATTCATCTGTTCCTGATGCAAAACCTAGACGATTCATTTGATCTTTAATAGGTCCACCTTTATTAGCAAAAAGTCTATCTTCTTCGTCTCGTAAAACAACTCCAGCTACTTCATTATATGTAGCATCAACTCCTCTCATTTTAACCTCATCAGGTTCAGGATGTACATTATCTACGTTATATACTAAACCACCTGATGCATATTTGAATAATGGACTTTTTCTTTCATCTGCTTTATCGCTTCCTCTCGCCCAAGACCTAAAACTTTTTTTAGTTCCTTCACCAAGAATTAAATCATAAGCTGCATATCCCGGCATATTTGTTACACCAATTTCAGTTAATCCTTTTCGATACAATACTGCATCAATTAAATCTTGAGGTAAAGGACCTGCTATTGTTTTTAATAAAGCAGTAGTTCCACCTACATTTCGTTCTGATTCATTACCATATCTAGAAGCATAATCATACGGACCATAACCACCCCATCGTCTTACAGCTTCTCCTAATAACTCTCCTTCACTTTTTTGTAAATTAGTTTCATAGTCTCTTAAATTATTACCATTACTTCTAATAGTATTACCTACATGAGCTATTCCTGTCATAAGAAGAACTGTTGTTAATATTTTAGGAGTAGCTTGTACTGGGTTGTTTACTAATTCATTTGAAAATCTTTTTAAGATTGTATTGTTAAATACTGTTGGGTATCCTGCAAACTGTACTAGTAATTGTGCTGCTGGGTGAGAAAACCATAAAGGTCTATTAGCTTCTGCAGTACTTGGATTTAAAATAATTTCTTTGGTAAACCTATTAGCTCCAGAAGTGTAAGAATATTTATAAAAATGATCATTACCAAAACCTTTTTGACCTTCTTGTTTAATTAAATTTCCAGAGTTATCTAAACCTTTTGAAAGATTTTCATTAAATTTACCAGTTTCATCTAGTGAGCTTTTGTACCATTGAATAGCATCAAATTCATCTACACCTAAGTCATTTAATTGTTGTATATAATATTTAGTAGAAGATGTTTTACCTTGTCCTGTAAGCATGATAGGACTTAAACCTTTTTGATGTTCATACAACGCTTTAGCTCTTTGCCTAATTAATCTTTTACCAGTTGTATACGCAGCCAACTGAACAGCTTTAGTCCACTGGGTTAATAAATTAACTTTAAAAAATCCTTGTTGGGCAAGTTTAGCTGCATTACTATGTAAGCCTTCTCCTGCTAAACCTTCAAGCCTTTCTTGTACTGATTGCTCAAGAGCTAAACC